AAGTAATTATTCGTTATTATTTAGAGGGTTAATTTGAAGCTTTATCTACAGTGTTTTCAGACACATTTTCAGCGTTGACTACCTGTGAGAGACCTTTCTGTGGTACTGCTGGTGCAGCCGTTCCCTTATTATTAACAATGTAGTATCTATCATAAGCAAACTCAACTGTAACTTGTAGTAAGTTACCGCCTGCATAGTTAAGTGGTATGTCCTGTATTGATATAGGAAAGGCGTTTATGAAGTTGTAACTGATAGCATCAGGTCTAAATTCTTCATTGTTACCATCTGCACCTAGATTTCTTTCAAACTTTGTAATTGATAAATCTCTCTTGTAATCGTGGGGATATCTAAACCTATGGTAAGCAAATCTTTCATCATTATTCGGATAACCGCCAGGATATCCTTGATTATGTCTGACTCCTTCCTGTGTCACATATAAAGGATTCATAAAATTAATCCACTCTTGGAAAAGTTTTAAACTTTTATAGTCCTGAGATACAAAAAATGTCAATGATATATCAGTATACTGTCTTTGTGTAGCAAATCTTTCTCTAATACCTTGTCTACTTCCAACTTCCTGTACCACAGACATTGACACACCAGGCAACATTGCTTCATTACATAATATCTCATATGTTTCTTTTTGTCCATCAGCCAACAGTCCACAAGATGTTAACCATCTACTCAAATCATTAGCTACTTTTTCTTTTTGATATACACCACTTGATGCCGAATCTAAGGTAACTGGGAAAGCATCAACAGGTTCTGGGCCAACGTTAGCTAGATCCATTTGAACCCTAAAGAAATTAGACATCGAGGGGGCACCAAGAGCCGTCCTAAACTGTTCTATAGTTTTTACTAACTTATCATTACTAAAATAACTTTTCTGCTGCCTGGCCATCTAAATAAATTTATGACTTACCATACTATGTATATGGCTTATCAGGGAAAATTTAAACCCAGACATGTAAAAAAATACAAGGGCGATCCCACTCAGATCATCTATAGGTCTCTTTGGGAAAAAAAGTTCATGGAATATTGTGATTTGACCGAGAGCGTAGACCAATGGCAATCTGAGGAATTTTGGATACCATATAAGAATCCATTAGATAACAGAGTTCATAGATACTTCCCAGACTTTTTCATCAAATATAAAGATAAGTCTGGTAAAAAAAGATCTATGGTCATAGAAGTAAAACCAAAAAAACAAGTCAAAGAACCAAAGAGAAATCCAAAAAGAAAGACTCAAGCATGGTATTATGAAGTTAAAACATGGGTTGTGAATCAAGCAAAATGGAAAGCAGCGCAGTCTTATTGTGCTGATAGAAAGTATGAGTTTAAGATTATGACAGAAGACGATTTAGGTATATCACATGATCGCAGACGATATTAAAGAAGCTACCCAAGGCGAGAAGCAACCTGACGGATGGTATGTAAACCAACTAGAACAGGCGTTGGCTGCTGTGCAACAAAGAGATGCAAGTGCTATTGACACTCAGGGCGTCAGGATGGGTGATCTAGTATTCTTTGGATATAACCCACAATTTGCACAAAACTATGAGTTTTGGGACGTTCAACCCCTAGCCGTAGTAATAGGATTCTATGAGGAAGGTATTCTCGGTTGTAATTTACATTACATAAATCCAGACTACCGTGATGTAATTGCAAATGCTCTACTAAATAGCCGTGGAGGATCTCCTATTCCTAAAAATAGTGTCCACAAATATCTGTGGTCTAATATGAGAACTATATTTAAAGTTCCGAGAGAAGAGGACTGGGCTGCTATCGCTTTACTCCCCACCGAACAATTCATAGATAAGAACGGTGTGAGGTTTCCCAAGTATAAAGCATTTAACTACCGCAATCAACGAAGAAGAAAAAGATGACATCCACACCCATTGCTAATTCTGAATTTGGCGAAGAAATAAATCCTAATACCGTAATCTCTCAACAGGATTCAGAAGGTAATGTCAGGAATTATAAAGTATTCTACTCAGAAACTGGTGGTACTACAGTTCGTGCGGTTGATGCTAATGGTCAATTACTACAGAACGTAGAACCAATATACAAAGATGGAGTTTGGGATCAATCTAAACTAACAAAAAATACAGCATCCTCTTTATCAAAAGATGATCAACTAAGAATTCACAGAGCAATACAAGAATCTACTAAAAATCATATTGAGGCGACTGCTCCTGGCGCAACGAAACCAAAATGGACTACGCAACAAGGGTATGCTAATGGAATACCATCTGACGTAGATGAAAAAAGATTGATACTACAGAATAAAATAAAGAATTCCAGAAATTTTAAAGAGAAGATGATGTATATAAGGAAACTGAATAATTATAATAGAAGTCAAACTAATAATGGTGGATTCAGCTTTAAGAAAAGAGGATATGAAAACTTAGGAGTGTTATTAAATAAAGTCACCAATCAAGGTGCAAGAGGTGTAGGTGCAATGCAAAATGCGTTTAGTGGCGCAGAGGAAGCAGATACATTGTTCAAAAAGATAGTAAAATATCCTATGGATATGTCTAACAGTATGGATCACATGTTCATACAATGTTATTCCTATCGGGCTCCTTACTCAGCTGCATTACAAGGTAACGTTGGAAAAAGAAATGTCTTTGCTAGAGACAAAAAATCTTCATTTACTTTTGGTTCAGAGAGAACAACACCATATAAAAGAAAACTAGGTGCTGGTATCAAACTACCAATGCCAAACAATATGACTGACGGAAACCCAAGAAACTGGGGTGAACAAAGTATGGATGCTGGTCAGATGGGTGCAGCTCAGAACGTAAGTAAGAATGTAATATCAAGTTTCTTTGGTGACTTTGGTGGTTATGGACGAACCATGACAAAATTGTCCATGCAAGCAGAAATGTTAACTCAAGAATCTACTAGAGGAATGTCCTTAGCCAATAAGATTGCTCAGTTGGCGAGTGAAAGTGGATTTGGTGATGTAAGTTCAGAACAGATTATGTCCAGAAGTGTAGGTGTGGTGGTAAACTCAAACACAGAATTACTCTTCGCTGGTGTGTCTTTGAGATCTTTTGAATATCAATGGTTGATGAGTCCAAGAAATAGATTGGAAGCCGCTAATGTTAGAATGATCATTCGTGCATTTAAACAATGGTCTGCTCCGAAGAAAGTTAGAAAGATAGACAATGGAGAGTTATCTAATGTGGGTAAGGCTGGTGGCCCTTCATTCTTCTTGGGAACTCCTAATATATTCAGACTAAGATTCGTTACCAACGGTAATAGAAACATTCTTGGTGTGAATAAATTTAAAGCATGTGCATTACAAAACGTAGATGTCAACTACACTCCAGAGGGTCAGTGGATGGCATATGAAAATGGTATGCCAATATCTGTAATGATGACTCTTAGATTTGCTGAACTTGAACCCATATATGATACAGATTATAGTCCAGATATAGCTAGTGATAGAGCATATGATGAATCAACCGAGGAGGGTAGACTTGGAGATTTGATGCCAATAAGTATCATCAAACAAAATAGCCCATACTCATCAGATGTAGGTTACTAAAATGTCAAAAGGTTATTTTTCTTACTTCCCAGATATAAATTACGTTTCTAGAACTACGGATAGATCAGCTAATGATGAGTTTATCCCTGTCAAGAATATTTTTAGAAGACCCAAACTTCGTGATGATCTTGAGAGTGTCCTCACAGCGTTTGAAGATTATATGATTATTGGTGATGATAGACCAGAACAAGTTTCTGAAAAAGTATATGGCGATCCTAGATTTGATTGGGTTATTTTAACAACAAATAATATCACCAAGATTCAAGATCAATGGCCATTAAATTCTGTTGACTTTCAAAAATATATCCTTGCCAAGTATGGTTCTGAGGAAAAATTAACAGAGGTTCACCATTACATTACCGAACTGTTGATGGATGATAATGCTAGAGTGGTTGTTCCAGAGGGTTTAGTTGTAGATTCTAACTTTAACAGTAGATACCTAGAGAGAAACTTTGCAAGACAAGAAGAGGTTACTTATAGTGAGAGTAGTTTAAACAACTTGTCAACTGTGGATAATGCTGGCACAGTTAAAGATGCTGATGGTAATTTAATCACACATACTAATGTCTTTCCTGTTACTAACTATGAGTTTGAAGAGAATGAGAATGACGCTAAAAGAAGAATTAGAATATTACAACCTGACTTTTTAGAAGTTGCAGTTTCTGATATGAATAAAATAATGAAATATAAAAAGTCTGGTGACTTTATCAGTACCAGACTTAAAGGAACATATAACCCACGACTTAGTGGGGCATAAATTTATTCTTCTGCGAGTTTTTGAAAATAACTTAGAGCATCATCTTCATCCTCTGTCGTTGCAGTTGCAGCAGAAGAGAGATTAGATATCTCTTCTAGTTCTTCAGCGGATGGACGATTTATAGGTTCATCTTGTGTGTCCTCGGTGTCAACTTTAGGTGTAACTATTTTTTTAGTTCCTAAAACAGCATCCAAACGTCCTTTGAGTTCTTCATAACTCTTGAACTGATCAGGAGCAGTGAACTCACTAAGATCATAGATCTTGTCATAGATCTTTTCTAACTCAGCATCATCATCTAAAAGTGCTTCTGTCTTTCCGAACTCTGAACTATCATAGTTCCAGAATCCAGCGACCTGTTTAATCTTCAACTTGAAGTTAGCACCCTTCCAGAAATCAAATGGATTGATTGGTTCTTCATCTTCAAACTCAGGTTGCATCGCAGCAGTGATCTTGTCAAAGATCTTCTTACCAAACTTGTATAGTTTGACTTGTCCTTCGTTCTCAGGATTTGCAGAATCTTTTACGATATAAACATTGGCATAGTAAGATAACTTACGTTTCTGTTTACGAGCAATATCTTTATCAGACTCACGACCACTGTTCCAAAGAGTTCTGTTTAGTTCTCCTACAGGATCGTTTTTGCCAACAGTAGTTAAACTGTTTTCAATATACCAACCACCTGGCCCTTGAAATGCATGACTCCATACTTGAGTCCATGGCAATTCAGCATTAGCATGTGCAGGGAGGAATCGTATGACAGCGAATCCGTTACCAGCTTTATCTACAGATGGTTTCCATAGACGTTCATCAGTATTACTTCCACCTTTTTCATTAAGTTTCTCAACTTTCTTCATTAATCTCTCTGTGAGAGACCCTGCTTTAGATTGTTTCTTTAATGCAGCAAATGACATTTAGTATTCTCCGTATTTTTGTATTGTTGGATTGTTTGT